CGAACAGATTTAGATATTTCAGGATATCTTCAGCAGCCATCAGTTAAACACCTCCTCGATGTAGTCGTTCACCAGGTGCGAACGGAACGTGATATGCTCGGCCGGATAGACCGGGGTAAAATCCAAGTTGAAGAACACTTTGCCGAGCTGGATATTTGCGGCCGAGTTCAAGTCCGGATCAGCCCAGCACCGCCCGCCCAGGATCGCGCCCAAAGCGACCAGATCCCGAAGGTAGGCATTCACGCTCTCCTCGACGTCCGAGACGTAGGTTTTGGTGATGCCCCGATCGACGGCCCACAGGTGGGCGCGCAACAGCGAGTCGTTGATGATATCGGCCGTGCGACGAACGCTGAGGAAGATCCACTTGGTATCATCGGTCAGGGTCCGGTTGCCCCACAGGCGGTAGCCATTCTGGCGGATCGTCGTGGCAACCTTGGCCTCGTTCAAGAGATTGGCGCGCGCACTCGCATCGCCCAGCTTGAAGTCAACCGGCCGGCTGGTCCCGATGACGCCGCCCAGCAGATTGTTGGATGGCGATGCCCAGAAACCGGTGTCGTTATCCACCTTGGCAATCAAGCCGGCAACGCGGGACGAAGCCGGCACCGACACGATATCGGACCCGACCATAACCTTGTGCCACGGATCGATCAGATAGATGCGATCCGACCCGAAGTCGCCGGCTGCGGTGATCGCGTCGGCATCGTTGGTGTTGGGCCCATCGGCGATGATGACAGCGCGCAGACGGTCACCGATCCCCTGCAGCTCCGCAACCACTGGGTTTGCGTTGCCTTCGGGGCGTTGGTGGGTGAAGCCAGGCGCGATCAAGATGCGCGGGGAAAACCCGACAACGCTCTCTGCCCCGACCAGGGCATGCACGCCTTCAAAATTGCCATCAACCGCGTTCACGCCACCAATCACATTGGCGAGGCTTTCAGCTTCAGTAGCCCCTTCCTCAACCCGCACAACGATGACGACCGCGCCGATCTGGTCGAAGATGCCATCCATCGCGACCGGCAAGGTGCCGAGCGCGGTGCCGACGGTGTCCAGGCCCGCGGCTTCTTTGCGCGAGCCGGCGACCAAGACCGGTGTGTTTAGGGGGAATGCGTCAGGATCGGCGTCGGGCGCAGTGCCCACAATGCCGATGACGGATGACTTGACCGTCTGAATGGGACGTGGACCTGCATCGATCTCGATGACCTCGACGCCGTGAAGAAATGCCATAGTGACCTCGCTTGCGGATGTGATTGTTGCCCCAAGCATTCCACCGCACCGCGGCTCAATCCTCTGGCGGTTCCCCCGCGCGCGACCAGCCGGCGAGATAGACGCGGTTCATCTCCAAAACACGGCAATAAAGCCCGCCTGGCGACAGCTCCTGCGGCGCACTCAGCTCAAGGGCATGCGCGCAGATTTCCGAGCAGAACCACTGGTCCTTTCGATGCCGGCGTAAATTCAGCGCCTGTGACGCCAACAAGCCGGCATAATCGTAAGGATTGCCAATCTCGGCAATCACCCGGTCGATGGCTACCGGCCCCGCCCAGGGAATGGTGACAAACTCCCAACGTCCCGGTTTGAAGGTGATCGACTTCTCGCGCACACCGCCATCGCGTCCACTCGATGACCAAGCGCGCGCTTCTGAACCATCACCAGACATTGCCGGTACCGCGCGCAGTATCTCGACATGGCTAAACGAAGATCGGGTGACCCAGCGGATCACCCGATCGAGCAGCTGCCCGTGCCCTTTGTAGAATGCCAAGGCGATCATCGGATCAAACTCGCCCCGGCTCAGAACTTAGCAACAACGTCGCGCGCGCCGTCCGGCAAGGGAGGCCAGTTGGCGTCATCCTGGAAATCGAGGGTAGCATCACCTGTCAGCTCCGAAACACGGCCGCGCATCTGCGCCACCCATCCGATCGCATCATCGAGCCCCGACAAGATCGACGCCTCGTCTTCGGTTCGCGCGCTGGCTTCTTTTGCAGAGATGACCGCGGCCGCAGTAGCCATGTTCATCTGGGTTTCAGCGGATGCTGCTGCGTAAATGCGACGACGGCATTCGGCTTTTGCTGCAGTCGTTTTCAGTTCGACCTCAGCCGCATAAATTGCCTCTTCGGGAATGCCCATCTCTAGCGCCTGACTGCGGGTAACGGCATCAACGAAACCGTTTTCAATCTTGATGGTAAGCTTAGTATCCATTTTCTTCATCCTTAATTCATCAAGAGTGTCGTGCCGAGAATACCAGTTTGGTGATATTCAGCGCCGTTCAGCATGGTGACACCGTTTTTAGCAATTAGAGTGGTTCCAAACTCATTGCTCGAAACGCCAAAAACCAGACCATCCAGTGTCGATTGAGACAGGCCCAATTTGCAGTGGTTGGTATTGCTTGCAGAGAGTATAGAGGCCCCATCAGGCCCTTTGAAAACGCTATTCAGGAACTCCACATCTGACGACGTGCAGCGCCAAGCGCTCACCAAGGCTCGGTTTGACGCGTTCCAAGGAAGTCCCTCATCCACCTTCTCTGGCATTTGGATCTCGATGTAACTGAAACGAAGCCTACCATTCCCGCGTTGGGCAAACGAGTTCACGTAGTTCAAAGTGCCGAGGTGCAAGAAAGCCGTTGGCGCGATGATTGGATTGTCACCGGCTCCAACCTTAAAGAATTCGATTGATTGACTATAAAGGTAAATCGTTTCGATGGGGTAAGTTTTACCCGGCAAAAGACCAGCTCTCGCGTCACAACCTGATGGCGCACGGCTAACGAATTGAGCGATTGTGGTGAATGTGCCGCCGTTTACGAGAGTTGGATTCGCCTCGTCAGGATCAATAGTCCCTGTGAAGCGCATTTGATCGCGGACAATACCGACTAGGTTTCCAGCCAGTGCATCGTAGGCTGCTTGCCGCAACGCGATTTGCGCGTCCGCATCGTTTACAAAACTGTTCATGCGCGCAGTAAGCGTATTCATCGCTCCTGCAGCTTGGTTGATATTTTCAATGCTCATGATGGTCTCCTTCAGAGGGCTTCTTGCAGAGCGCGAATGGCAAGCCGCTGATCGAACTGCTCGGCCGCAAAGATCGCCTGGGTTTCAAGATTTGTTACAACGTGGTCGAACAGGTCGTCGTCTGGCGCATCAACGATAATGAGCCCATCAGCGACCCTGCTAAAGTTCAGCACGTGATCGATGAGATAGACGATCGCACCCGTGCGACGAACTTCGGCCGCGGGGAACGTACACAGCGCTATCAAATCCCCATCGGCATCGAAAAACCCCGCCTCGCGCACATCGAACGCGACCGTGTTGGTCCCAAACTCGGCCTTAACACGCCATGCGCTCGTCGAGACTATATGCCGGCGCTCGATCGGCACTCTGACACGTTCCCGACGCAGGGACGTCTGCCCAAAGTCCCCGGCATAGCTGGCCCCATTGCCGTCACCCAACGCCACATGGGTGATCGCAACCTGCGACCCTGAGCCCGCGGCCTGGGTGATTTTCGCCTCGGCGATATCAGTGAGAATGGTGGTGGGCATTAGGCGGCATCCCTTGTCTGAACATCATGGTAAACTGTGCTGATCTGGCGCGGCCGCACCCCGACCCGCATATGCGTGGTCCCGACCGAAACGCGCGTCCGGGGATTGGGGTCATGGCTTAGATCGGAGAGCGAACGGCTACGCGCGCCAGCACGGGCATAGACGGTCGTATCGAACCGCTCCCCAATGCGGAGCTCAAAATGAGAGCGCTGAGGTTTGAGGTTGACCAGGATCGATGTGACCAACGCCAAGGTGCGACTGTCGATCGACATCCCGGCTGCAAACACATCCTCACCAAACGCATCAACGCGGAACGTATGCGGATCGCCGGCATAATCGAACCACTCCGCAATATCGGTTCGAAACCCGATCCCGGACAATGCCCGGCGCACCGAGCCCACCGTTCCTTTTGCGCGGTGCACCTGCACAGCATCGACAAGAATCTGCCGTTTTTGGTCCACGCTCCAGCTGCTGTCCCAGACTTCGACCGAGAACCCCCAGGCCAAATAGGACAAAAGGTGCTCCGGACATACAGACGCATCCCAAAGCGCTGCGATCGGATCGCCAAACCCGAGCAAGCGGCCGGACAGCTGCTCCAGCTCGCGCTCGATCTCTTGCGCATTTGGCGGCAGAATGGTGGGCAGATCAGACATCACGCCCCCCGACCGTCACGGATACCGACGTACAGTAAGCAGCCTCAGACTCACCAATTTCAAGATCAGCGCCGGGGCTGACCAGGGTAACCTTCTGTACCCCTGCCAAATGCAGCGCCGCATGCAGCCCCGAAACTGTGATGTCATGACCCAAGCGGTGCTGGTCCCAAACGAACGCTGATACCGACGCTTCCGCGGCCGCGCGCACAACATCGGCATCGGGCCCCTCATAGAGCGTCAGCACGGCCTCGAGCTGATACGGCACGATCGACGCGCCCTGCACGATGACCTGATCGGTCAGCGGCCGGATGTCCTCGTCATTGAGCTTATCAGACACCGTCTGGATCAGCGCAGCATTCCCGCTTCCGTCGCCTTCATCCGACAGTACCGTGACCAGGACTTGCCCAGGCGATGGCGATTCAACGCTGATATCTTTCACTAACGATGAAGCCGACAGCCCCCAGAACACATAAGACCCGCGCGGGCCAGCAGTGGTGAACCCTTCAAGCGCCAGCTGCACCCGCGAGCGGAACCGGACGTCATCCTCGAGCACGGCCGGCACAGGCGGAAGTGCCGCGGGATCGGCCGGCTGGATCACCGCGCGCTCGACCCCATAGAACGCTGCCAGATGGTCCAGCTGCGCACCACCAGCGAACGCCAGCATGTTGCCGCGGCCGGCATCGTCAATTTCAGCGCGCAGTAGCAGCTCGCGATACGCCCAAGCCTCAAGCACCTTGGTGATCGGCTCGCTTTCCAACCCCATGATCGGCGCGAGGCTCGGATCACGCGCGACCAGCCATGCCTTGATTTCCGCCAGGATCGTCTCAAAGTCTTTGCGATCGATGATCTCCGGAGCGGGCAGCCGCTCAAGATTGATTGCCGTGAACGCGCTCATCCGACCTCGATCCCCGCGATGGTGACTTCGCGGCCGTCGGGTAGATAGCGGCCGCTGAGATCAATGATAATTTTGCCAGGCTCAAAGGTCCGGAGCGTCACAGTGTCCACATCGATACGCGGCTCCCATGTGATCAGCGCCTCGGCCGTCGCCGCGATGATCGCCAGCTTGGTCGCCGAAGAATATGGCGCATCGATAAGATCGAACAAACGGGATCCATAATCGCGCCGCATCACCCGCGACCCGATCGGGGTCGTCAGGATATCCCGGATGGATTGCCGGAGGTGGTCGATGCCGCCCAATTTACGGCCTGTGAGTGCGCTGATCCCATACATGCGCCCACATTGGACAGGACACGCGCTGCGATCCTCTGGCGGTTCCCCACTGCGCTACTTCGGAGTGCCGGTGTCGCTAGGCCCAGGCTGAATTCCACCGTGCACATGAGACACCAAGCTGATCTCAGACGCCACGACATCGCCGGCACCGGTGATCGTGCCGGCAAAGTTGCCGGCCGGCACACCACCCGCGAACGGACCAGGGTAAATGATGCCATGCGCCGTGTTGCCACCCGGAGACAGGACCACCACCTGAGTGCCGACACTTGGCGGGATCCAGAATTTCAGCTGCTCCGATCCGAGCTGCGCAATCTTGAGCCAATCGCTCTCCGCCCCGTCAGCCCATTTGACCTTGGCCCGATCGCCATCGCGCGCCGTGACCGTGGCCACCATGATCATCCGCTCCACGGCCTGCATCAGCTGCGATAAGGTGAACTCAGACATCGCCGGCCTCCGCCACATACTCCTGCTCATGCGCCGGCCCAATATCCGGCGACCAGGACGTCAGCAGCTGGATCGGTGTCACGCCGTCATCGATATAGAAGCTCGGTCCAATATCTGCCGCATGGGCCCACTCGACGCGCCAAACGTCGTACTGGTCCGCTTGCGGCGCAAACTCATCCGGCTCAACAGCCAAGACTGCGGCCGCGCCCCAGGCGACCCCCAATCGGTTACTGTGCACCGCGGCCGCGAGCGCGCCGGCTGCCTTCAGCACCTCGCGCCGCACCTTCGGTGTCCGGTACCCAAGCACAACGCGCGCCTCGATCCGGATCAGGCACGGAAACTGACCCGTATGCGGATCCTTGTCGGGATCAGGCTCGAGCTCCGACATCTGAACGATGATAGCCGGCACTTCCAAAGTTTTACGCGTCTCATCTTCGGCCGCCACCGTCTTAAAGGTCGGAAACGCCGCCGCCAGCGTGGCCACAACCGTGTCCAGGGCAACGCCCAAATCAAGTGCTTCAGCCATCATCCAACTCCCAAGATTGTGCGCGCCCGAATTTCTGCCAGAAAGTGCTTCATGTAGATGCTGTCGATATCCACAAAGACCTCGTCCTCGAGGTAGATCATCATCCGATCGGCAACCGACAGTGTCGCCTCGCCGATCGCCCACCGCTTCGACCCGTACCGCTGCATGACTTTGCGCTTACCGCCCACCTTCGCAAAGAACGCGCCGTGGACCATCGTGTCGCCAAACTTGATCCCGCCATCGACCTTTTGCGGCCGGCCTTTGAACGCTGAGACCGGCAGATCATTGGCACCGAACCAGAGCTTCAACGCATTGTTGCCCTTGCCCACCTTGTACTCCTTCAGGCGACAGCGCAGCGCTTTGGCGTTTCGCAGCCCGAGCTCCGTCTGCAGGCCAGTGGACGCCAGACGCCGAAGGGTCGCGGCCGTGCGCTTCAGCGCCCGCGATCGAGAGAGGTCTACCTGTTTGGGGGTTGCCGCATACTCGGCCGCGATCTTATCGAGCTGACCGTCGTCAAAATCAAAGGCGAGCATTGTAGATCACGTTCGGCACCGCCAGGATCAGCGTGGCGATCCCCGTACCGTCCAACTGTGGCTCTTCCAGAACATCGAAGATGCGGCCCTCGATCACTGCTGTGTCGCCGCGCAGAACCTGCGACACCTGATCTTCACGGCAAACGAACCGCGGACCAGGACCGTCGAACTCGAACTCGCCCAAGGTCGCCATCTGGCTCGGATCGTCAAAAATGCCAAGGACATCTGCCACCTTTTCCGAAGCTCTGGTGATGCTTGCCTTAGTGGCAAATTCCTCGAGCTCGAAAAAAGCGGAGATGTCCTCCCAATCGGGATGGGGCATGGGTTACGCGTCGCGCGCTTCTTCGATGGCGGCAATCAGCTTGGCTTGGTTCATGCCGTCATACCCGTCAATCTCAAGCTCGGCCGCGATGACCTTCAGGTCCGCGACCTTCATCTTGCCCAGATCGCCTTCTGCTTTGGCAGCCTTACCCTTCGCCAGCTCGGCGCGGCCGCGGTTGATCAGGTTCTTTGCCAGATCCTCGCCGATCTCCACCGTGGTGCCAGGCGTTTTGATTTTGCCCGCAATCGCGATCGCG